GTGGTGGCACCTGTTCGTTCGACTGCCGGGATGAGCCGTCGTGCATGACCGACGGCCCGTACCCCATGGAGCGCCTGCGGTTGGTGCTCGCTGCTGCTGACCGGGGCGTCACCGACGGAGACCGCAACGAAGGAGAACGAACATGAGCGAATGTGGTGGATCTCACCCAACCTACGAGTGCGACAGGTACGTGTTCTGGATCAACCCGTCCGGGCACGCTTTCTGCCGAGAGCACGCCATCATGCATGAGGCACAACTGGCGGGTGGGTTCGCTCGGCGCATCGCCGAAGCTGGTGACGCCTACCTGGTCGGCGCTGTGGTTGAAGCGGTCGCCAATCTGACGGCATTCGTGGATCGTTGGCCCGACCACGACCGGATGACCGACCGATGAGCGGGTTCGTGTTCTGGAAGTTCGTTCACAACACGCTGATCCACCCCGCCCTCGGGCTGTGTGGTCCGTGGAATGGGCCGGGTTGGTTGCTGGCGGCGCACGACTGGACCGCCGAGCGATGCCGGGGCGCAGGATGACCGACACCGACTGGGCCACACTCGCCGACGTGCTGGAGGACTGGCCGTACGGTCAGCCTCGCGTAACGAAGCAGGAGGCCGAGCTGGCGGCTGTGGGGTTGCGTCGGCTCGCCCAACTCGACACCGCGATCGGCGACCCCGAGGAACTGCGGGGGTGGGTCGATGAATACAACGGCATCATGCTGCGGAACTTCGCCGCTCACATCCTCGCTGCTGTTTTGGGGTCTGGGGAACAGCCCGAAGGCCCGACAACATGAGCCGCCGCTACGGACACCCGTGGAACCAGTCGAAGCACTCCGTTCGGCGTGACGGCATGACGCACCTGATCTGCGGCATCTGCAAGGCCGAGGGGCCGCCGCACGCCTCCAACATGGAGGCCCGCAAGCATCTCGCTGAGGACGGGTGGAGTCGCTGCTACACCGGATCGCAGGACCAGTTGCGCTGCCCCGACTGTCGGGCGACTCGTGGCGTCGGCGGGTCATCGTTCAATCGTGCGCTGGGGGCTGATCGTGGCTGAGGCGGCCGAGGACCGAGGGCAGACCGATGGCTGAGGCCCAGACGATGTGGCTGTGTCGCTGCGGCTACCTGAACCCCGGACGCAAGCCGACGTGTGGTGACTGCGGACAGTTTCGGGACCGAGGGCAGACCCACACCCAGACCGAACAACCAACGGAGACATGACATGAGCGACACGATCGAAGAATCCACCCTCGTCACCTACGCACGGGACGAGTTGCAGCGGGCCGGTCTGTTCGATGAGGACAGCGACTACGGCGGGATGCTCGGAGAGGGTGCTCTGGAACTCGTCAAGCTGTTCTCCACGCAGGGCCACTCCGGCATGTCGGCGGCGATGATGGTGGCGCTGGTCGAGAAGCTGATGCGCTTCGAGCCGTTGACGCCGCTCACCTACGCCGAGGACGAGTGGACCCACGTCGCTGACGTGATGGTGTCGGACGAGCAGCGTCCGCTCTACCAGAACAAGCGCAAGGCCGACGTGTTCAGTCATGACGCCGGGGCGACGTGGTACTGCCTCGACGGCACCGAAGGCGTGCGTGGTTGATCGTGGCTGATGACACCGGCACCCACACCCACCCCTTGACCACGCTGTGTGGTGGGGGTTAGTGGTGGCGTCCGAACGCGCTGTCGATGGTGGCGGTTTTGCGGTTGTGGCAGGGGGCGCACAACGACTGCAGGTTCGCTGGTTGGTGTGCTGTGTGGGGGGTGGGGAAGTGTTGAAAGGGGATGATGTGGTCTACGACGGTGGCTGTGTGTCCGCATGTGCGGCATGTGGGCTCTCGTCGTAGCTGTGCGCTGCGTACCTTCGGCCAGGTGGGGCCGTAGTTGTTGCGTTGGTACTGGCGGCGGGTGGTGCGTCTGCGGGCCTTGGTGTGCTCTGTGCAGCGTGTGGTGGCGCACAGCTCGGGGCAGCCGGGTTCGGCGCACGGACTCAGCCGTCGCATCGCTCGCCCTGTTGTCGTACCGTCTCGGTCATGGATCGAGAGCGAGGTGTGAGGGCGTCGGCGTTGCTGGCGCTGGCCGGGATGGGGCTGGTGTGTGCTGCGTGGTGGCACTCTTCGTGGCGCCAGCACGAGGTCGGCTTGGCTCGACGGTCGGCGTCGATCACGGGAGCCGGGTGGTGGACGGTCGATGTTCCGCCTGCCTGGCCGACGATGGCGTTGGCCTGCGCTGGTGTCGCCGCTCTGGCCGGTGCCGTCGTGCTCGATGTCGCGGTGTTCGTGGCTAAGGCTGACTGAACGCGCGCTGAGCGGTGAACGACAAGAGCCGCAGCGGGTGATCCCACTACGGCTCGAATACCGAAACCGTAGTAGCTCCACGACAGGGCGTCAAGCATCACGTCACACCGCTTGTCAGGAGCCGCTCGAGGATGGTTGGGGACACGTTCTTGCCGGCGTGGCGCTGCTGCCATTCGATCACGACAACCGGTACGAGTTCGGCTTCGACGTAGCGGTCGTGGGCTCGTACGCGTCGGAGCATGTCGTAACAGGATTTGCAGATGACGAGTCCGGGGTGCTGGTCGGAGTAGAGGGGGAGGCCGCGTGAGTCTTTGACTCGGGCGCAGCTATGGCAGCCGTCGTCGCCTTTGCCTTCTGCTGCTGCCCGTAGTCCTGTGTCGAGCGCCTGCCGGCGCTTCTGCGTCGGTGCCCAACGGTCAACGATGTCAAGCAGCTGGGCTAGTTGCCGGCCGATCGACTGGTCGGTGCGGCAACGCTGGATGATGGCGCGTTCGATGCGGTCCAAGGCGTGCCAGTCGGTCCACGCCTGATCCGATCCGGCTTCCATGACCGCCACAGCGATGCGGCCGGTCCTGTCGGATGTGCCCGAACCCCCGCCGCCGCCTGCTGCGGGCATATCCGGCAGACACTCAGCCAGTTTGCGGCGGGCTTCGGGTAGCCGGCGTCGCGCCTCACCCAACATCTCCACATCAGAAGAAGTCACGCGCTCTCCACGGTGAACCAGAAGCCTGTGCCGTAGTAGCCGTTGCCGTCGTCGCCGTCGAATGCTGCGAGCTCAAATCGTTCGTCCTGGGCGAGCACGAACACGCGGTAGGTGGACGGCCCATACTGGCCGTGTTCGACCCTGTCCACTTCGACGTTGGTGATGCCGTTGATCGGCATGTCGTTCAGCCGGGACAGTTCGTAGTCGCCGGCACCGCACGAGCAGCCGCCGTGGTTGCCGCCCAACAGCAGCTCCGTGCCGTCGTCGAGAACGATCTTGCCTTGGGGGTGCCGCCAGCCCCGGTCGACAGCGTCATATTCGCCACCCAGCTCCACCGACGTCACTGATCGTCCGATCAGCGTGTTCTTGAGGGCTTCGATGTCGGTCTCGTCGTAGATCATTGTTCGTTCTCCAGTTTGGTGATGCGTGCTTCGTGTTCCCCCAGCGTCGCGGTGAACGCGGTGTCGGTGCCGGCACCGTTCGCGACCATCCAATCGCGCAGTTTCGTTAGGTCGTCGATGAGGACACCGACCTGCGCGATACGCGCCTGATACACACGCTCAGAATCAGTCACTCACGCTCCCTTGTAGTTGAGGACCTGCGACAGCGTGTGCCGCACCGTCACGAGGTCGTCCTGATCTGCCATCACCTGATCGATGTCCTTGTACGACCGCGGGTCCTCGTCCAGCAGGGCGTCCGCTTGGTCGTCGTTCCACGCCTTGCCCTGCATCTGCTCACGCAGACCGTCGAGGTCGAGCGTTCGGCGAGCCTGACCGCGCGACAGGCGGCGGCCGGCGCCGTGGCTGCATGAGCAGTACGAGGACGCTGCGCCCTTGCCCTCCACGATATAGGAGCGGGTGCCCATCGATCCGGGGATGACGCCGAGGTCACCAACGCGTGCTCTGATCGCTCCCTTGCGGGTGATCCACACGTTGCGGCACATGTGGTGCTCGCGTTCGGTGAAGTTGTGGTGGCAGTTGATGGTCTGCGACGGGTCGAAGTGGTGGCCGATGAACCCGGACACCTGCAGCAAGACGGCGTCCATCATGACCTGACGGTTCGCGAGCGCGTAGTCCTGCGCCCACAACATGCCCATGATGTAGGCGTCGAACTCGGGGGTCCCTTCGACGAGGTAGGCGAGGTCCGGGTCGTCGAGGTCGATGAAGTACCGCTCCATCAGCCCCTTGGCGCCTTCGATGTGCTGCTTGGCGATCTGGTTGCCGATCCCTCGCGACCCGGAGTGCAGCACCACCCACACCCGGTCACGTTCGTCTAGGCACACTTCCACGAAGTGGTTGCCCGATCCGAGCGACCCCATCTGCTTCGCTGCGGTCGTCCACTGCTTGTCCGACAGGTCCGGTCCCTTGCGGGCCGCCTCGCGCAGGTCCGAGAGCGCGTCCTGCTCGGTGTCGTGACCGCGCCCAACGCCGGCCGGTACGACCTGGGCGATGCGGTGGTGCAACTCACCAAGGTCGTCGCCGAGCACGTCCGATGTGAACGGCAGCTCGGCGGCGATCATGCCGCAGCCGATGTCGACACCGACCGCCGACGGGATGATCGCACCTTGCGTGGGGATAACCGACCCGATCGTGGTGCCCATGCCGACGTGAGCATCAGGCATGAGAGCGACGTGGCCGGGCACGAACGGCATCTCTGCCGCTCGCTGGGCTTGTGTCAGCGCGTTGGGGTCGAGGTCGGAAGCCCAGTTCAGGACCTTGCCGTTCATCTCAGGCACTCGGGTTCTCCTTGCATCGTGTCCATCGGAACTGTTCTGACTCCCACTGACAACACAGGCCGTGGGGTTTGACGAACCGCCATCCCTGATCGAGTGCTTCCCAGCATCGTTCGGGGCATGGCGGATGGTCAGGGGCGGGGTGATGAGTCACCCGAACCAAATCACTCACGACGGCCGCTTCAGCTTCGAGCGGATATCCCTCACGTTCTGCAGGCCGGCCGCTTGGTCGACCTGCTCGCCGTCGTCAGGCTCGGTGTGTGTGCCGGTCCAGCCGGTGCCCGGAAGGAACACAGCGCCGTCCTCGCGCACCTCGTGCCGTGCCGGCGGCGCGGCTTCCAAGCCGATGCGGTCAGCGATCAGGCGCAGCATGTCGTGCATCTCGCGCACTTCCTTGTGGAGCGTGTGAACCTGCGCGGCCACGGTCTCTCGGGTAGCCATTTCAGATGACCTCCTGGTGGGTCCATCGGCCGGGGTCGAACTCGCCTGCGTCGTCCGGTGGACGTGTCGGGTAGACGACTTCGAGCGCGTCGAGCGGGTCGTCTCCGAACTCGATCGCTTCGTCTGCGATGGCGCAGGCGTTCGGGAACTCGGCGTGAGCGACGGAGCGGGGGTTGTCGATCTTCAGGAACGGATCGAACGCGGTGTGCGCGGCGAGGTGGGATCGGATCTGTCGTCGGAGGTCCGGGGACGACGAAGTCGTTGGGGTAACAGGGTGGGGATGGTGGGGAGTCGTGAGGTCAGCCTCACGATGCTGCGTCCCGTACCTCACGATGCTGGGGGTGCTACCTAACGATGCTGCGTCGCCTACCTCACGATGCTCACCATCCGGCTGCGTGGGGTCAGCCCCATCTTGCTGCATCGTTAGGTCAGCCTCACCATGCTCAGTGAGCACGGCGGGGGTGCGGCGAGTTCCGGCCCGATGGTTCCCCTTCGCCTGCCGCGTCCACCAGCCGATCATGTCGAGCGCGTACAAGCAGTTCGTCACCGTCGCCTTCGACAAGGGCAACACGTCGAGAATCTGGTCGACGGTCTCGTCCACGTAGCCCTTGCGGTCACGCATCCTGTCTGCGAGCAGCAGCGCCACCAGGGCGCAGTTCTGGACGCTCGGACGGCGACGCTCGGGCACCGTCTGCAGCAGCTCGGGCAGCTCTCGCAGACGGTTGAACGTGGCTGTGGTGACTTCGATGCTCACGCTGTCACCACACCACAGGGGTCGTGTTGCCAGTAAGCGAATCGTTCACTGTGTGACGAATCAGCACGCGACCTCTTCCTGCTGCTGACGCCAACGCCACTGCTTCACCACAGTCCCCGCCATACGCGTCTCCAACACCCCCGCATCAACCATCCGACCCAACACCTTCTGCACCGTGTTCCGGTTCAACCCCAACCGGGCAGCGAGCTCGCGGGCGTACACCCAGTTCTCAGCGCCCTCCAGCTCCGCCGTCAGGATCGCCCGCACGTTGACCCGCTCAACCGGCATGTTGCGACGCAGGCGGACAGCGGTGCCGCCCCACACACCGAACTCCTCGCCCGCCTGTTCGGCTTCCTGGTTGCACGGCCGGCGCACCGGACAGTCGTTACACACGATCAACGCTCTGGCTGCGTACTTGGTGGAGTAGAACCACTCTGTCGGCTGCCCCTTGCACGCGGCCTCGGTACGCCAGCTCATCGCTGTTCCCCATGCCACGAATCAGGACAGTGGTGCGGCTCCATCAGCGTGCTGCCCCACCGCGTGCTGCCGAGCGCCCAACGTCGAGCGTCGCTGCCGCACGTCGGGCAGGTCGGGCCTTCGGGCTGTTCCCCAGACCCCAACACAGCAGCGTCGGCGATCCGACGCAGGATCGGCAGGTCGAACGTGTCGGCCAGCAGCCGGAGATTGCCGGGGTCGCCGATCGCGGTGTCGAGTTGGGCGAGCCGACGCAACCCCACAGCCGCCGCCCGCAACTCGTCGCGGTCGTCGTCGGTGTCCTCGAACACGTTCGCGGCATCGGACCACAGCAAGAGCTTGTCGGCGAGTGCTGCCCAGTCGGTGCCGGTGTCATCAGCCGTGTCTGGCAGCGGGAACTGAGAACGAAACGCAGCGTACGCCGCCCGATACTTGGGGTCACGGAGCCGATCAGCCAGGTACCGTTCTGCACCAGTTGGCTCCGGGTCGGTGCCGGTGTCATCAGCCACGATCAGCACCTCGGTCGTGGTCGGGCCAACGGTCGACGAACGCTGCAAGGTTGGCGACCGCTTCAACCACAGCGCCGACCAGATAGGCGTCGCCCGCTTCGGCGATCCGCTGGGCGAACCCGCCAGCAAGTTGCGCCTCATGCATGATGGCGTGCTCACGGCAGAACTTGTGCCCGGACGGGTTGGTCCAGAACACGGCCCGGCTGCATTCGTAGTTGGGGTGGCTTCCACCGCATTCGTTCATCGTTCGTTCTCCTTGTTCTGGGTGTGGGTGTCGGTGCCGGTGTCATCAGCCACGATCAGCACCGACCGGCTCGTAGGTCGCCTCGAAGATGTCCGGCTTGCATGGGTAGAACTCGCCCTGCACGCCCTTGATGATCCAGTCGCCGGGGTCGGCCCGCATCTCGCCCTCCAACGTCGGGATGTAGATGCCGTAGGCCACACCCTCGGGCGGTTCCATCATCTGGGAGATGCCGCCGCACCACGCCGCGAGGTCCACGCACTCATCGACGTAGGCGACGATGCTGCGCTGGTCGTCCTCGACGTAGAGGTCGGGCACTCGGGTCGCTTCGATGACGACGGGCTTCTTGCGGTACTGCTCAGCCATGTTCGTTCTCCTTCTGGGTGTGGGTGGTCCGGGTCAGCCGCAGCTCGTCAGCGATGTGGGACATGGCAACCGTTCTGGCGACGGCCCCGGCCAGCCCGCTCAGCGTCACGCTCGGCGGTCAGCTTCCTGATGTAGCCAGCCGCCCCCGTCAGCGTCGTTGCGGCTTCGGCTGTGACGGCACGCTCCAACAGGGCAGCGATCAGACGAGGAGCGGCAGCAATCAGTTCGGCGTCGGCGTAGCGCCACGCCCGCTCGTCGGCCAGCGTGCCAATGCGGTAACCACACATGGCGCCGTTCTCTTGCGCCTCCTGCCCCCAGTCGGCTTCGTCAATCTGGATGGGCTGGGGCACCGTGAACCAGTTGGCAGTTGGCGACGGACGCTCCCACGGTCCGGGTGTGGCTGCGTCGAGCAGTCGGCGTGCTTCGGTGAACAGCTCGTCGCTGGTGCAGTCGCACGGCCCGATGATCTCGCCGTCGAGCGTGCAGACCACGCCCTCGTCGTTGCAGTGGGGGCACGGCTTGTGCTCGTCGCTGGTGTCGGGGTCGGCACGCAACAACCGGACGGCCTCGGGCAGAATCTCCACCACGTCGCAGATCCAGTCGACGGCGGCCTTCTCGTGGCTCGGGGTCTGCAACAGCTTGTCGAGTGCGTCTGCGATCTTCGTGCGGTCGTTCATGATGCTAATCTTTCTAACTGTTCCGTCCATCCCAAATCTTCTAGTTCTTTAGTAATCTTACCATTCATTACTTCGTCAAGGTGTTTCGCAAGAGCGTAGAATTGTTCAGAATCTCTCTTCATATGTGGACTTTTGCCATTTTCGTCGTTTACATAGCAATAGCCATTTTGACATGGGATGATTCTGCGGACATCTCCGGTCCACTCATATCCACCTTTTTTAGCTTTACCTTTTTTCTTACCCATGACATTCTCTCTTCGTTTTTAAAAATAAGGACGATAACTATTATAGCACAGGAATAAAGACATGTCAAGGAGACACTAAGAATGATCACAGACAGACAGGCACTCGACATCATCTTCCAAGCGATCATCGCTGAAGACGTTGTGAAGTTGAACTTAGAAGAGTTAGATGCAGTTTCCGAACTATACTGGTATAATGATCCAGACGTTGAGTTCGTAGAAATTGATTACACTCTTGAAGCTGGGCCGGGTCTTCATGGTGTGAACACCGAAGAAGAGATGATGGAGACATACACATGTTAAGTCAATCGCAACTCCAATATGCCTGGGGTCCTGCATGTACCGGTTCAAGAGCAACAGTTTCTCTACACGGTAGAGGAAAGGTTACAGTTAGAACTTCTATAGTCGAAGCGACTAAGGCTCTTAACTCTTGCTTGGTGAGATGGAACTACCAGACACGTTATGCTGATACTGGTGCGTATGTATGCCTGGCTGGAGAAACCGAAATATTAACACGGCAAGGGCTTAGAAAAATTGAAGACCTTGTTGGACAAGAAATTGAAGTATTAACTCGACGCTCTAAAGATGGCCACGGAAAAGGTGGCCCTGGAACTTGGGTGAAAACTCGTGTTGAATCATATGGAGATAATCCACTAAGGAAAATAACTCTTTTGTCTTCCGGTATTGAGAAGATTATATATGCAACATCTCACCATAGATGGTATACTAAAGGTGATACAACAGATCCTAAAGTTGCTGAATTTGAATGCATTACAGATGACCTTATGCCAGGATTTAAGCTATCTTCGCTAAGACCTCAAAGTATTGCTTCAAGAACAAATCCTTCTCCCGTTGGCATTGCTGCTGGTTTAGTTTTTGGTGATGGTACCTTAGATAACCAACAGGCCAGGATACAACTTTTTGGTAGTAAAAATATTAAGTTCTTAAAGTATTTTTCTACCGAACAAACTGTAGATTACTACAACGATGATGAAAAATATTCAGAAGAATATTGTATTGTTAGAGGTCTTCCTAGGAGTTGGAAGACAAAGGGGCCAGATATTGAGGATGGTCCAGCTTATTTATATGGCTGGCTTGCTGGCTATTTTGCCGCTGATGGCAGAGTAACTAAAGAAGGTGCTGTTGAATTAAACTCATATAAAGAAGAAGATCTACAATTAGCTAGAGACATCGCTCTACGTTGTGGTATCACCACTAGACCAATAACTAAGATGGAGAAAACAGTAACTCCACCTGGATCTGGTAAAGAATATGAAGTTACTCAATATAATCTTAATTTCCATAAAAAATATCTAGATGAATCTTTCTTTTTAGTTGATGAGCATAGAACCAGATTTATAGATTCGACTTCAGATCGTGAACCAAATAGATGGAAGGTTGTCTCTGTCGAAGAAACGGATCGCCTTGAAGAAGTTTATTGTGTTGATGTTCCCGAGACTGGATGTTTCACCTTGGCGGATGATATTCTAACTGGCAATTGCCGTCAAAAAGTTACTGGCACTGGTTGGTCTAACCATTCCTATGGAACTGCTATGGATCTTAACTGGCAGTTGAACCCTTATGGCGGTTCTCGCCACAATATCCCAACTGATCTAGCTGCGGCTATTTGTCGTATTAGAACAAATAATGGCAAGCAAGTTTGGAATTGGGGCGGATTCTGGTCTGGAACCCGTGACTGGATGCATTTCGAAGTGGTGTGCTCTCCAAGAGACATTGCTACTGGTATTAATTGGTCAACTGTAGCTGGTAACGTAGTTGTACCACCGACTCCTGTAGATCCAGTTGCATTACGCAAATGGGTTGCTGGTGATCTTTATAACCGTATTCAGACTGTCCCCGTTATGTGGCTGAATAACGCACCACATCCTCTTTATGTTGTAACTCTTCGTGAAGCTTTGAACCTTGTTCTTAACGAGAAATTACCTGTAGACGGGATTTACGATGCGGATATGGATTGGCAAGTACAGCGTTTCCAGCACAATGTAGAGTCGTTCTTGGGTGGCAATCCCATTCCTGAAAACCGTGGTACATTTGCTGATGCTACAAAGATGTATCTCGCCAAGGCTCTTGCCAACATCAGAGATGGTAAAGCATGAACTGGCTAGATAGATTAAATTTAGTTTGTGACACCGCTAGATTCATTATGGATCTAGATGTGATAGATGTTTCTTTTGAATCTGGTCATTCTCTAGAGTTATACGTTGCCGTTTCTCAGAGAGACAGAGCACAGGGTCTATCTAACCTCAGTTCCTTAGATGTTGACGGTATGATCTTCTATTACCCAACTCCAACATATGTTCCTTTTGGGATGAGAAACATGGAGATGGATCTTGACATCGGCTGGTTCGATGCTAGCGGTAAGATGATTGGACATGGATCTTATGATAGAAATCATCAGCATCCTATTGTCAGTCCTCGCCCTTTCAGCTATGTTATCGAAACACCTAAAGGAACTCTACCAATTTCAGATCTGAGTCTCAATGGCTAAGGAAAAGGATTGGCTATATGAAGAAGACGGCTGTGCAGATTGCGGAGAAATAGAATATACAAATTCTAAGGTAGAAGGATTATGTCAAGAATGTCTTGATATAGAAACTGGAACAGGAGAAACCAATGAAATGGTTCAAGAAATGGTGGAAGTCTATAATCCATTATAAGAGAAAATCTACCATCCTACAGGAGCGAGTAGACTTTCTTATTAAAAAGATTGCTTATCTAGAGGGAGAATCAGATAGGCTTCACAACGAGATAACAGTCTTAAAAGACAAAATTGATTATAAAGAAATAGTTCCGCAGGTAGAAACACCAGAACTATTTGTCAACGGAAATAGAGTTGATCTAATCCAAGTTGTGAACGTAACTAAAAAACCGGCCCCGTGAGGCCGGTTTTCTCATTCGTCATCATCGTCGTCATCATCTAACATATAGATGGACTCCGCTATCTTTTCTCCCCTATAATAAATTGTTGGCATTGGCATAGTAGCTCTGAGAGATTCTATCGCCATCTCCATTATAGTTGTTGCTAGGACGGGAGGACAATTATCTAAATGTACCTCAGGAGCGAGTTTCGCATTATCGCAAACAATGGTGATTACCATTATCCCGGTGCCAAGATCATGAGCATCTTCCATAATGCAACTCCTTAAATTGTCGGCTATATGTTATATTTCGACAATTAAGTTATCCGTACATTTTTTCTAGCATTTCTAATGATATGAACTGTGGACTTTCACAAGATCCATTGTCAACATCATGTAGAACTATTATTCCTCTCCAATATCCTGTGCCCTGTGGACCCATGTATCCTTCTTCGTGTTGATAGAAAGAACCAGCAGCGATTCCGATCTGTTGCTTACCACCGATGTATCTTGTAGCAAACTTTAATCCTTGCTGGTGTCCCATCACAAAAGATCTACCAATAATGTTTAGTCGGCCATCTAGTTGCCCACCATAAGACTTGGAAGTATTAGGATTATAGAAATAGTGGCAATTATGTGAAGCATATCCGTCAGCTATAAATGTTTCAGTTGAAGTTGCTAGTTGTATAACTTCCTGTTCGCCTTCATAAGCAACATCTATAACTTTATCTGTTGGATAGCTATCACCAGATTGGACCCTTCCTAAACTATCAAATTTAGATTGAAGTTTTTTAATTAATCTATGAGTTCCTATTGATCCCATAAGTTTTAATTTATCTCCAATTGATCCTAATATATAAACTTTCCCACAAGATTCCTCTGAATCGTCGGAAGGCCAATGAATATTATATTCATAGCCTAGTTTTTCTAGGATTAAAAGACTTTTTTCTAATACGATGTTATCGTTTTGGGCAAATCCCAATTGTAGACCTCCTTGTCCTTGATTGGATTTTGAGACATGTCCCTCTCCATCAAATATACCAGCTAGGTAACCAGCTTCTTTGGTATCTAATTCATCCCATTCTGGAAATGGTCTACATATTGCAGAACTATTAACTTTAAGATCTTTAGTTGCTATCCAATCATACTGAGTTGTATAATATTTTCTAGCCAACCAACGATGATCTGCTGTAGATCTAAATATTTTACCACTTTCTAAAGTAATTCTATAAACAGGGGCTTTAATAGGATCAACAGCTAAAACAATACTTTCTCTATATTTCCTATGGTTATTGCCTAGTTTTTTATATTCATCAAAAGCTAAGAGTTTATCTCCTATTTTAACTTCACCAAGAGGAATATATTTTAAATCAGCATTAAGGACTCTATGATCTGGAGTTAGGCAATAACTTATACCATCTAAATCAACTGGTTCCAAAAAGTCATGGCGATGCCAGCCAGGAGTTAGCATATGATCCGTGCTTAATAGTCCCTGTAATTGGATATCAGAGTCAACGGTTTTATTCACACGGTTCTCATGGTTACCAATGATAAAGTGCTTATCCCAAGGCTTATCAGCTATTCTCGAATCTAGAAGTTCAAACGCTTCATTGCCAGAATCAATATCTGCAATGTATCTACGACCCTCCATAGTGCCCTTACCTCTGTCATATGAGGATAAAGAACCCATGTTCCAGTGGTCGCCTAAGTGGATAAGTTTAACATTTTCAGCATGGATATGATCAGCCATGTACTGAGAAGCCCAGCCTAAGTGCTCTGTGGGCCTCCCAGGCTCTACCTGAGTGTCTGGAATAATGATATGGGTGGCTATACCAGAATTGTCTTTGCGAAGCTTCTGCGGCCTTCTAGACGCCTTAGGGAGCGATCTGATGTCGTCTTCGTCTTCTAGAATAGAATTAGGAGTGACTGAGATAGTAAATCCAGTTTTACTGACACTGATTCTATTTACCTTACCCAGAGCTTCCGCCTGCTCTATAGCTTCTTCGATGTCAGTAGACACTCTCTCAACTTTCTTTTTCTCATTCCAGTTTCTCTGACCATACTTAGCGAGAGCTTTACCAGAAATTGGTGGTAGGTTGTTATCCTCAATATACTGCAAGATACCTTTTTGTCGTAGCCCTGACTTCCAAAGATCTTCAAGTAGGTCGACATATTCGTAACTTGATATAGTACCTTGCTTGCTCAATGTTTACTCCTTAGGTTTGAACGGTTTCCTCGTTATTACACGACTGTCGTTATTATAATCAACGACTAGAATAATTATCTCAGTCATTATAGCACGACATAGCAATCTTGTCACAGGTTGATACTAGAGTTGATGTTGTATATTTTTTGGGTCGCTAATGGTTTTTCCCTGTCGTCTTGGTAAGTAACAACAGGACCCAAGGGCCGCAACCATTTCAGAGATTCAATCTCTAGCTTCTTAGGAAAGCTTCTTCAAGTGCCTAGCGGGGCAACATCCACATCAAAACCCATGATCGGAATCTCTTCCAATCAGAACTCACTACTTTTTTAGGAAGCCTAACCCGTCTAGCTGCTGACCCAGCCGATTCCTTATTCGCTTTTCTCTAGCTTATTCGGAATACTCTCGTTTGTCAGTACCAGTTGCCCATGAAACAAACTGCTGAGAATAACAGTTTGCCAGCACAGCAAGGTTGGCGAGAGTGTAACATCTACTATACGAAAATAGTTGATGAGTATTATACCAAGATTCGTTAACGAGTTCACCCACCGTAATGATGTGGTGTCTGTTTATGTCATCAGGATTTACCTGGAATTTTCTATGACCTACCGTGTTCCTTAGTGAAAAATCTTTTTGTCGTGTGACAAACCTATATTACCTAACGACATGTATAGCACATTTCAAAGATGATGTCAACAACCATATTGACAAGAGCTTGTTTTTGTGCTATAATCTGTAATATAAACGAACGAACCGAGAGGTAGAGATGTCGACAAAAGGAACGAGAACCGTCTCTAGAGCTAATTATAAACAGTATATTACCTCTAATGAATGGGCAAAAGTTAAGAAAAGATATTGGAATTCTAAACTTCCAAAAGAATGTTATGTTTGTGGAGTTTTAGAAGGTAAAAAAGATCTACATCATAGGACTTACAAGAACTTGGGCAATGAAAGACTTATGGATTTAGTACCAGTTCATAGAGAATGTCATTTTGATATCCATGATTTCCAAAAGAAAACTAAAAAAGACTTATGGAAATCTACTAGCGTAATGCGGAAAAAGCATAGATCGAAAGGAAGATTTTGATTCTGAAAAACAAGAGGAAATTCTCTAAGCAAGAGAAGGAAGATCTTTGGGATTCTTATTACGAAAATCCTGATGATACTAAAGTTTTCAATGAACTATTAGAAGCATACCTTCCGCTAGTAGAGATTATAGCCTCTAAAACTAAATCCAAACTTCCTGTTCAAATTGAGATAGGAGATCTTGTCAATGACGGATTCTTTGGATTAGTTGATGCTATCCAAAAGTATGATGAATCAACAGGAAATAAGTTTGAAACTTATGCCTCTAACCGAATTCGTGGAGAGATTAACGATAGGTTACGAGACTATGACTGGGTATCTCGCTATTCTCGTTTAAAGTTTAAACAGGTTTCTCAGACCGAAGCTCTTCTAGAAGAAGAGATGCAAGCTAGACCATCTTCTCAGGATATCGCTGATAGACTAGGATGGGACTTGGATGAGGTACTGAAGACTCAATCCTCGTATCTATCATCATTCTCAATAAACATTGATGAGTATATCTCAGATTCAACCCACGAATCTTTTTCGCTGAAAGAAATGATTCCAGATTCTTCAGCTCCTGATGTTGGGTTCTCTCTAGAGTTATCAGAGATTTCATCAGTGCTTGAAAAAAGTTTGTTTTCTCTCTCTGAACAGCAATCAATTATCGTATATCTCTATATTTACGAGGAAATGAAGCTAAATGAAATTGCTACACTCCTAGATATTAACATCAAACAAGTAAGTAAAATATACGATCAGGCATTAAAGCAAATGGAAAGTATGTTACACGTCATCTGACGTTATCTATTCTACACTACAAAAATATCTAGGCAGGGAGTTCTCGTTGAAAATTAAGAAAAAAGGCACAAATCCAGAATACATAAATGAATTCTCCACAGCCCTATTGGATGGGTTCTATCTACAGGATGGGGAAACTTTTGACGATGCTCTTGCTCGTTCAGCAGAGGCATTCTGTTTCGGGGATTATGATTTGGCACAAAGAGTTTACGAAGCCGCCTGGAATGGTTGGTTCATGTTTGCTAGTCCTATCCTCAGCAATGCACCTAAGGGTGAATGGAATACTAAAAATGGGCGCTTGGGAATGAGAGATGAGGATTTATGGAAGTTCTTATCTTCACATACTCTTGAACAAAAGAAAGATCCTAACTTCAATCTGACTACCAGCTTTGTCGGTGATGATCCTAGATCAATGCCAATCAGTTGTTTAACTGGTGATATGCCAATAAATACCTACAATGGCATCAAGTATATGTCAGATCTAGAAGTTGGCGATCTAGTTCTTACTCATGCCGGAAATTGGAAGCCGGTAGAGGAAATTTGGACTCGTCATTCAACTGACGATCTTTATGAAATGATTATTGGTACTAGAAGCACTAAAGTCAAGATTACTGGTAATCATCCTGTTAAAACGAATTTGGGTTGGGTGCCTGTAGCGGAATTAGACGCAAATAAGCATTTAGTTGCAGTAAATAATGTTGTTCAATTCAAGGATTCACAGTATCACAAAATTGATCTTTCAACAGTGATAATGCCAGAAGGTGGAAACTCTACATCATTTTCAGAGAATGTAAGGCCAATGGTTGTGGACATTGATGAAGATTTATCTTGGGCACTTGGTCTTTGGTTTGCGGAGGGTTCCGTGGCCAGAGATAATAAAGGTCTTGGTAATGGATTAAAAATTACCATGTCTATTGACGAGTTGGATATTGTTCAGGAGTGGTTAGACATTATGTCTAGCAAGTTCGCTGTTAATGGTAATTATTCCGTGGTTACTGACGGTAATGGTAACTCTTGGTGTAACGGTTGGATTTCTGGATGCCGTTTGGCTAGATTCTTTGATGAAGAATTTGGGGAAAATGCTAAAACAAAAGAGATACCGGAATGGATTATTGATTTACCTAAGGACTTTTTACATAGATTCTTGTCTGGATTTGTTGATGGAGACGGGTCTATAGATGTAAACTTTGACGCTAAGATTACAATTTCAAATCCATATCTTTTAGGTGGTCTATACAATATTGCACTAAAATTGGGCCATCCTGTTAGTATGAATTTCACAGGCAAGAAGAGTAAACTATCAACAACTAGATATGTTTACTCATTAACTTTACGTGAATGGCAACTCTCAAGGAATAAGAAGACCGTTTCTGCTGGAATAGAATTTGAAGATGGTTTAGTATATTGCCCAATTAGATCTATTTCCAAACTATACAATAACGAAACCGTATATGACATAAGAGTTTCTGACGATCACAGTTTTTCCGTTGGTGGCATCGTAGTTCATAACTGCTTCGCTATGTATGTTCCTGATACTATTGATGGTCAGATGGATGCGAATAAGGAACTTGCAGCTCTTTCAGTAGCTGGTGGTGGAGTTGGACTCCACAATGGTATTCGTGCTACATCGAACAAAGCCCCAGGACCTATCCCATATATGAAAACTATGGACGGCCTGATTGGTTACTATCAGCAATCGAAGAACCGTCGTGGTGCCTGTGCGTACTACATGGATGTTTCTCATCCTGATATTATTGAGCATATCCGCTTCCGTATTCCATCAGGTGGAGATTCATCTCGCAAGTCAGATAACCGTAAGCAGTTTCACTCTGCGGTAAATGTCACTGACGAATTTATCGCTGCTGTATTGGCTGATAAAGATTTTAATCTAGTATGTCCACATACCGGAGACATTAGAGAAACGGTAAAGGCTCGTGATATCTGGGAGGAAATTCTAGAAACTCGTGCCCTAACTGGTGAACCTTACATCTTTAAAATTGATACCGCTAACAGAGCGCTGCCTAAGGTCCAGAAGGATAAGGGTCTTTCTATCAAGGGTTCTAATATCTGTATTGAGATTACTCTTCCATCTAGCGAAGACAGAACTTTCGTATGCTGCTTATCTTCTTTGAACCTAGAGAAGTATGATGAATGGCAGGATACAAGTCTTGTAGCAGATTTGGTTACATATCTAGATAATGTTATTCAATACTTTATTGAGAAGGCTCCTGAACCGCTAGCGAAAGCTGTTGCTTCTGCGAAAGCTGAGCGAGCAATCGGTATTGGTACAATGGGTTGGCACTACTATCTTCAGTCGAAGGGTATTCCTTTTGAGGGTGGAGGTTTCGGCTCAGGTGTTCAGCAAACACATATGATCTTCTCAAAGATCAAAGCACAGGCCGTCGAGCAGACTGAGAAACTAGCAGTTCTTCGTGGAGAGCCTGAAGACTTAGTTGGTTCAGGTAGACGCAATAGTCATCTATTTGCTATCGCTCCTAACTCTAACAACTCAGTTATTCTTGGAACTTCACCTAGTATCGAACCAGTCTCTGGTAATACTTATTCTCAGTCAACTAGAGCAGGTACATTTACCGTGAAGAACCCTTATCTAGACAAGCTTCTATATTCTATTGCGCTAGGTCTAGATGGAATTTTCGAACCTGATGAATGGGTAACCGAACAGTGGAGAGATATCATTGCTCACGATGGGTCAGTACAACACCTGGAATATCTTTCAATTGAAGAAAAAGAAGTCTTCAAGACTGCCTTTGAGATTGATCAGCACTGGCTGATAGAGCAAGCAGATGCTCGTCAGCAGTATGTATGCCAGTCACAGAGTTTGAATCTTTTCTTCCCATCAGGCGTTTCTAGAACATATTATAATTCAGTACATCTTAAGGCTCTTACTTCTGAATATGTGAAGAGTCTATATTATTCAAGAATGGAAAGAGGCATTAATGCTGACGTGGTTAAGGAGATTGAGCGGAAGGTCATCGAAGATTGGGCAGGAGACGACTGCGTTGCCTGCTCGGGTTAATTACCCCAAGTCTGGGACAGGCTATTCAATCATGGCAACTGAGCCGAGGGCAGCCTATGGTTCAGCATGGCTAGATGTAGAACTGCCACCACCCGGCCCGCCCATCACAGAGATTCCACAAGAACTGCTGGGGTACCCAAGGTGACCTTCGGTGTGAGTGATGCAAAGCTTGAAGAGTTGATACAACTCAATCTTGAATTCTGCAATTGGTTTCTGGATAACGGAACGGCGAATCGTTATGCTACGCAAATGCTAAAATATGGACATGAAGCTCTGCGAGAATTGCAGATGAGAAGGAGTATGGAATGAGTCTAACTAAGTATTCGGAGGTCTACACTCCAACGTATCACAACTTCGTAGACATCACCGTCAAGCATGAGAAGGTACACTGGTTTGAGCATGAGGCCAAGCTGGGCATCGACGTAACTCAGTGGAAGAACGGTAAGATCACAGATGCAGAGAAAGATCTTATTTCTAATATCCTTAGAATCTTTACGCAGAGCGATGTGAATGTTGGGCAGGCATATTACGAGAAGCTGATTCCTGTTATCAAAAATAACGAGGCTCGTAACATGTTCGGTTCCTTCGCAGCTAGAGAGGCTACGCATCAGAGAGCATATGCTTTGCTTTCCGATACTCTAGGTTTTGGCGAGAACTTCTACTTTGAATTCCTAGAGTATCAGGAGATGAAAGAGAAGCACGAGTTTATGACTGAGCAGATCGGCAAGACTCAAAAAGAGTTTGCTGTTTATCTCGCCAAGCAGACTATGATGGAGGGTATCAGTCTCTTTGCCTCGTTCGCTATGTTGCTCAACTTCGATCGCCTAGGTAAGCTTCCGGGCATGTGTGACATCGTAAGATGGAGCATGGTAGATGAGTCAATCCACATTGAAGGTAACTGCGCTCTCTTCAGAGAATTCTTAGATGAGCATCCAACTATTGTAGATGATGTGTTCAAAAAAGAAGTATATAGAACCGCTAGAAAGCTTGTGAAGTTAGAGGATTCTTTCATAGATAGGGCATTTAAGCTCGGGGGCGTCGATAACTTAGATAAGGAAGACGTTAAGAAATATGTTAGATATGTCGCAGACTACAGACTCCAACAGTTAGGCTTTAAGAAAAATTGGCACGTTAAAGAGAATCCGTTAGAATGGATTGACTCAATGATGGGTAAGACATTTGGTAACTTTTTCGAGAGAGAGGTTGTTGAATATTCTAAAGCAAATCTAGAAGGGGAATTCTCTGACGCATATTTAATGTATCAGGAGGTTGAATGAGAAAGAATAAAGAAGTATCTAAATTTCTTGATCTAGGTCCAACCAAAGAAGGTAAAGGACGTAGAGGATATAACCCAGAACAGATCTATCAATATCTTTACGATAACATTGACAGAACTGGTGTTATAATGTATACTCAGAAAGATATGGCAGAAGCCATTGATATGAGTAGAGAAGCAATTGGTAATTTTTATAAAGATTTTGAAACTCTAGGGTTTCTTGAAAAGGTTGATAGGTGGAATTTTAAGGTTCTTTACAAGCCCGAAGAAATTGTTTGGGACAGAGAACTTTATGATAGATTCTTCCAACTCCGAAAGAGACATCAACCGGCTTATACAAATAAAGAAAAAGGAGAATAAATATGCAAGACGTACTAAATCAGGTGTCTGTCTGGTTGCCATTTCTAGCATTTTTCCTACCTTTGGTAATTGGTTTAGTAACTAAATCAACACTATCAGAGAAGGGTAAAACTGTAGTCATGCTTGTACTTACAGGTGTTGCTGCGCTATTGAGTCAGGTAGATGCCAACGCTGGCCTTCTAACTGTGGAAATGCTAACTACATGGGTAGGTACTGTAGTTGTTACTATCGCATCATACTACGGTGTATGGAAGCCTATCGGTGCGGGCAACGTTGCTCCCAAGGTAGGTATTGGTCCATCAGACGATACTTATCAGGGCTAGGAGTTTCGGGAGGGGTGAGATCCCCCTCCCTCTCACCTTATGGATTCTAAAGAGATTTTTATTAAACTAATTGATGAGCTAACGGGAGCATTAGACGATCTAGGTCTTTATGTGATTGATACCAACCTGAGTATGGTTGGGAAAGACAGTTATGAATCCTATGACCACCTGCGACAAGAGGTTATCAATAGAAGAACTATTGGTTATGTTGACGTAGATTGTTTCATAGGGAATCAAGCCTGGAGACTTCCCGAGGAACCTGAAAGATTTTTAGATATGTCGGAAGTTAAGATTACCGATATAGCTCAATATATGCAAGAAAGAATGAAAGAAATTTAATGGCTGGACCCAAGAAGAAAAAGAAGCAGACACTTACTTCTGTGGGTCGCCGTTTGGATGTTTTGGCTCGTCACATATGTAAAGAACTTGCTGATTATACCTGTCAGAGATGCGGGAGAGTCGGAGATAGTTCTACTATAGAGTGGGCGCATATAGAGAAAAGAAGTAAGAAAGCTATACGTTGGTCGCAGATGAACTGTTTAGCTTTATGTAATTCTAAGCTAAATAATTGTCATTATTGGTTTGACAATAACAGAGCTGTTTCGATGAAGTGGTTAGAGGAAAACTTTCCAGAGAAACATGCATGGTTAATAGAAGAGGAAATGGGAATCCCCAGAGCACAGATGTTATCAACCGATACGCTTGACGATAGGCTGGCTTTAGAAGAATCTCTTAAAGAGATTAAAAGGAACTTAAGTGATTGATATTATCATTGGATGTCCAACAAGAAATAGAACTTGGATATTACCAACATGGAAACAATATGTAGAGGAAGCCGTACCAGATGATTGGTATTGCTCTTATGTATTTGTTGTTGGCGAGGATGACGAAGAGACTATAGAAATGCTGTCATCTTGGAACTCCACTAAGATCATAAAGGTTACTGAGCCAGAGATTCCAGAGGAAAGATCCTGGGGAGATAAAGAGAGATTCCGTCATATGGCATTTCTGCGGAACACGATGTTAGAGTATGTCAGAAAACAGGCTCCTGATTTATTCCTCTCTCTTGATTCAGATATATTAATTAATCCAAAAACTATTTGCAATTTGTATGAAACTGTGGTACAATGTAATGCAGATGCGGTTGGTGGGTTAACATACTTCGATCAAATGGACCAACGAACTACAAATGTAGCTTCTTGGAATAATAAAGCATCGAAACAAGGATTTAAGAGAATCATTTCTGATGGAGTTTTTCCCGTTGATATAATCATGGGAATTAAGATGATGACTGACCCAGCTTATAATGTGGATTACCAGTATCATAACAACGGCGAAGATTTGGGTTGGGCAATAGCGGCTAGTGAATTGAATATTTACTATGACGGCCGGTCTGCCAGTAAGCACGTCATGTATAAGGATTGGTTAGATCGGAAGGATAAAAGAGTTGGGTACTAGCAGTATAGATTTGATAATGGTGAACTATAAGACGTATGACTTGATGGATAATTTTATTAAGTCGTATGAGAAGTTTACACCTCAAAGCAATCCAAGATTGATTATCATAGATAATGAAACTAACTCAGAGAAGCTATATAAGGTAGATACTTCTTCTGCAACGGTCTTCCCGTTTAAGGAGAATCTTGGTTATGCAAAGGCATGTAACTTCGGAGCAAGTCTTAGTGATTCAGACTACATAGCATTTCTTAATTCAGACACGGAATTTATTAATGATGACTGTGTTGACAAGTGCGTAGAGTATATGGATAATAATCCCGACGTGGCTGTTGTTGGTCCGATGCAATACGCATCAGATGGCAAGATAACCCACGGCGGTATTTTGGGTTCTAACGAAAAACCTCAACATCGTGGCTGGGGCGCTAAGAACAAACAAGATTATAGAGACATTCAAGAAGCCGTTACTGTATCAGGTTCCGCATACTTCACGAGAAGAAAAGTATGGGAAGAGATGATGCAGTGTAGTATCTACAAAGAGATGTTCCCAGACTCTGTAGGTGCGTGGCCTCCGTTCAAGCATTTCTTTGAAGAGACTTTATACAGCTACCATGTTACTGCTCACGATTATAAGTGTGTGTATCTTGGCACTGCTGAGATGATCCACGAGTGGCATAAGTCTAGCCCAATAGGATCACAGGACGATAACTTCAAAAACGGACAGAAGAGTTTTAGAGAGTTTTGCGAAAGGCACGGTATTTTACATGACTAGAATTATAGGGTCTATGGTCATCAAGAATGAGAAGGATCGTTATTTAGAAGATTGTATTAATCACGCTTTTACGTTCTTGGATGAGATATTCGTATATGATGACAGGTCCACTGATGGTTCAGCAGAACTCGCTATGGATCTAGGGTGTCGTGTTGTTCGTCGCCCAGATAGTAGACCTTCATTCCTGAATCACGAGGGGAAGTTCCGTTACGCTGCATGGAGAGCTTTTGAGCAAGTTATGAAACCTAATTTAGCTGATTGGATTCTCTCATTCGATGCAGATGAATTTCCAGTAGCATCACAAGATGTTAGAAAAACACTAGAGGCGGCTATCGGTCGTGCGGAGTCAAGCGGATCTGTTGGCATTATTCTTCCATTCCCTGAGATATTTAAGGTAGACGAACAGGGATTTTGGGCACGCACTGATGGACTGTGGAATACAATTAGAGGCCCACGTCTTTTCAAGTATGATCTTAATGGTCAGTGGAGTGATAAACCTATGGGTTGCGGTTCTGAGCCTGATTATGTTGCTAAAGGGAAGATCAGTGACCAGAATTATGGAATTAATGTTCTTCATTTGGGATATGCTAAAGACGAAGACAAGCAAAATAAATACAAAAGATACTCTTCTCTAGCGCAACATGGACATAATAACTCTCATATAGAATCAATTATCAAAGAGCCTAAGTTAGAATTATGGCAGGGTATAACGCCAAAGGTTATATTATGAAACATCTAATAATTGGCGCAGGTGGTATTGTGGGCCAGGAGATGAAAGCTTCCGTGCCTAATGGAGTAGAAGCAGTCTTTACCAGAACACAAGATCTTAATATTACTTCTGAATCTGTTATTGCTGAATATCTAGATCATGTAAAGCCTGATGCTATTCTTAATCTGTCAGGTCAGAACAATGTTGATATCGTAGAGAAAGATCCTGATAAGTATATATTTATCAACCAAGAGGCTCCAGCTATTATAAGTAGATGGTGTGATGATAATAATGTTTACATGATACAGGCAAGTACGCAGGGAGTATTCTCTGGGGAGAATCCTCGTTACTCTTATAATGACATTCCTAATCCGATTACTGAATATGGTAAACAAAAAAGAAATGCAGAGATAGCAGTTTCTAATTTAGAGAATGCATTGATTGCTAGATTAACTTTTGTTTATGGTATTAGACCAGATGCTACATTTGGTAGAGCAAATCCATTAGAGCAGATGATGGCTGAGGAAAACCAGTTACAAGTGAATGATCGTTTCTTCTCGCCATTATGGTCTAGAGATGCAGCTAGTATCTTGTGGGATTTTCTACTAGGGCGGCCGAACGGAATAGTTCATCTTGGTCAACCAATCAGAGTTTCTAGATATGATCTTGCATGTCATTGTGCCTGGGATACTGCTAGAGTTTTACATATCAAGAGTGTTTCTCACGAATTTTTTAAGGGAATAGCTCAAAGACCACATGATACAACGTGGGATCGTGGAAGTTTATACAAGACACCAATCGAAGAAGCAATACTGACATCATATTTAGAATGGAGCAAGAAATGAGTAGAACTACAGAACAACGAGCAGAGGAAATATCTTCATTCTTAGGGGAACCTTATGCAGAGGTTTTAGATAGAATCCAAAAAGGTTTTCATCATAATCACGCACTGGTAGCCAAAGATTTTAATGATGCTCAGACAAATGTAAATGATCCAGATTCACTTCTGCATTGGTATCGAACAACAGATTCATATATCTTTGAGTTAACAGCATATCACCTAGAAGAAGGTTTTAACTATTCTGGAATGTGTGAAGGTATAGTAAACCACTGTATCGCTAATGGCTGGGATGATGTCATTTCTCTTGGTGATGGTATAGGCGATCTTGTTTTTGATCTTAAAGCCGCAGGGCTAAATCCAACCTACCACGACCTTGAAGGTGGGAAAAATGCTGGGTATGTAGCATATGTAGATCCAGAAGTTCCTATGATTCTCAGTGGAGACTGGGTACCAGAATTTGAAGAGTCTTCTTATGACGCCGTTGTAGCTCTTGACTTCTTTGAGCATTTAGTCAACGTAGAGGAATGGGCCTATGCAGTGTATAACATGCTTCGCCCCGGTGGTGGCTTCTTGGCTCAGAATGCTTTTGCTATAGGCGATGAAGAACATGGCAACAGTATCCCTATGCATCTTGCTATCAATAACAAGTATGCTGATGAGTGGTCTTCTCTAATGTTGGAGATTGGATTCAAGTCCGATCCTAGTGGATGGTGGATTAAATGAGTTTAGATATAGGGATAGCAAGTTATGAGAACCCAGGAGAATTAGCTGCTACCTTAGATGCTTTGAGAAAGAGAACTAGTGGCGAGTGGAGATGTCTAGTCGTAGATAGTGACTCTCAAGATCCCTCTGTTCGACAAATATTAGATAAGCACGCTGAGGAAGATTCTAGAATCATTCCTAAATATCTTGAATATAATGCTGGATACTCTGGTGCTATGAATATCTTTTTTGACTGGGCAGAATCTGAGTATATTGCATACTGTGATAACGATGCTAAGGTTCTTACTGAGAGATGGAATACTAAGCTCGCCGCTAAATTAGACGAGCACCCAGAGATTTCAATGATATTCCCAGTTGGTCACGGTACTGGTTCAGCTTATCCAATTAAAAGAGATGGCTGGACAGAAGTTCTGTGGGGAGTTGGATGTTTCTGGATGCTCCGTCGTTCTGACCAAGAGAAGGTTGGTTATTTCGATAACTCACTTGGGCATCAGGACGAAGTTGATTTCCAAACACGTCTTCGCATGGCTGGTGGACGTATGGCTGTAGAGAGTGATGTTAAGATACATCATAATGCTACAGCGTCTAGAAGTCCAGAAGCTCAGGAACGAATCAATAACGGAATCATCAATTGGGTTAATAAGTGGTGTAAGATATTCACTGGTGAACTAGTTAATTACCATTCTGAGAATGTTATTCGATATGAAGATTGGCCACCTAACGCTTTATATCTAGAAGAATTCTATAAGCAGTTCATTCCAGATATTAACGATAATCCAGAGCAGGTTATTATTGAGGGTAGAGAGTACGATTTAAATAGGGTTCCTCGTGCGGCATATGGCGGCGGAACAATGTATAGAGGGAGAATAATTTGATCACGCCTAAGGTAGATCCAAATGGGGTTAACGTCATTATAGGTACTCGACACTGGCTCGGTCCAGAGTGGCTGCATGTCGATGCTGATAGAAGCCCACTCGTTGATGAGCATGGAAAACAACATGCCGTTGATGTAGTATGTGACGCTAGAAAACTGGACCTCCCAGATAGACATGCTGACTTCGTATTTAACTCAGAGTGTCTAGAGCACTTCCCTTGGAAGGACACATTTAATGTTCTTGCTGAATGGTGTAGAATTGTCAAGGTTGGCGGTGTTATTCGTGTAGAGGTGCCTGACTTCATCCTAGCTTGTCAGCAGGTTCTTGGAACTGACACTTTAGAGTGTGACTTAGCGATGAGACAGATTTTCTATGGTGGTCAAATTAATGAATATGATTTTCATTATACGGGTATTACCCATAGAATGCTTCAGGTATGGCTAGAGGAATTAGACTTTGAGGTTATTAACCTTGAACGTGGTAATGAGTGTGGATGGTTACGAGTAGACGGGAAACGCCTTAAGTGAAATGGTCGATACTGATTCCTTCGATGCCAGATAGGAGAGAGCAACGACGTAGAGTCCTCATGCTTCTTGAACCACAATTGGAGAAGTATGATGATATAGAGTTGCTTATTCTAGAAGACAACTGCAAAAGAAAGTATGGTCCCAAGCTACAGGCGATGGTGGATATTGCTCAGGGAGACTATATCTCATTTATTGATGACGATGATTTGGTATCTGAAAGGTATGTGGAATTAATCTATCCTCATCTCAATGGCACGGTTGACTGTGTTGGCTTTACTGGTCACATCTCTATCAACGACGGACCTATCATGCCTGTCTTTTATTCGATAAAGAATAAGACGCCAGAGAATAGATTTGATGGGTACTACAGATATGTCCAACATGTCAATCCTATCAAAAGATCTATAATACAACAGGTTCCATATGATGGGCATTTTGGTGCAGACACTGAGTGGTCTGATCAAGTAAGTGAGCTAAATCTCCTAAATGTAGAGGCTTATGTCCCAGAAGTTATGTATATGTATTTAGCTTCAACCACTGAAAATAGAGAGGTTTGGAACGATGGTCTTGGAGATTAAATTCGTTTTCTGCCGATAAACAATATATACGTTTAAGAAAGGAAAACAGTTGCCACCCAAAGTACCTAATTTTACAGGTGTAGATATAGAAGATGATTTAGAGTTTGAAGATCATGAAGTAGTAATGATTTCAACTCCATCTGGCGCAGAGATGGCCCTTCTTTCAGATGAAGAAGCTGACTTTTATAATAAGATTGCTAACCAATATCAGGAGCATAATAAGTTTAAAAACATTTCAGATTTACTAGAGTTAGATAGAGTTCTTAATTTAGAAGTTCTCTGCTTTAGGCAATCCCGTTGGGTTCTCCAAGAGAGAGATTACGATGGTAATCCCATTGGCAAGGACCTTCAGAAAAATATCAAAGAGTTATCTAGAGAGATTAGAGATATTAAATCTGGTCTTGGCATAGATAAGAAGACTCGTGATGCTGGCCAGGGTGACACCTTTGCTGACCGCTGGTCTAATATTCTTACTCGCGCCAAAGAGTTTACCTATATGCGTAACGAACAGGTCATCAAAGCTATTGACCTTTGGAAAGAGTTGCAGGCTAAGATCACTCTCTACAAGAACTGTACTGATACCGAAAGAACAGAATTTGAATGCCATATTGGTGATATCATTAATTGGTTAGATGAGAAGTTTGAAGAGTTCGATGAGATTGATGCTGCATTCCAGAGATCGCAGCAATACTGGATTAGAGAGATTGCTGAATGACAAAGAAAGATAAAATACAGGCCAAGATTGATAAAGCTAAGGAAGCGAATCCTCACTTGCAAAACATAAACTGGGGAGAGATTCTTCAAAGAGAGCCTGATGTTTTAAATAACATTCTCGGTGATGTTGCTAGATCTGATACTAAACGAAGATCTAAAATAGATAGAAAAACTGGAACTCAAAAGCTACAGGCAATGTCTGGCACCGATCATTCAGAGAGAGAATTCAGATATGCATTCGCTTCGATATGTGGAAAAGAATCTTTTAGGAAGACAGCGACGAAGTTAAATATCTCGGCTGCACATGTCTATAATCTAAAAGAGGGGAAGGCTCAGCCTACGCTTGAACTCATGGAGAGAATAGCTGAAGCTTATAATAGAAGACCATCTTACTTCTTAGAGTATAGAGTGGGAATGGTTTTGATGTCTATAGAGTCTTACCTTACGAGAAACCCAGAGACTGCCACCGTGTGGTATTCTAAAGTCCAATCCAATTCGGGGATTATTATCAAATGATTTATTCAGATTTATCCGAAGAAGAGCTATGTCTCTTTGTGCTGTTCACAGACGAGACTGGATTAGATCAAGCAGAATTCTGCATGGTCGATGAGCGTAACAAACAGACAGGTCTTTTCAGGGCTTGGCCTGTTCAGCAGTTCTGGTGGAGAAAGAAATCCAAGAAGATTATTAGTCAAGGTAGTCGTTCTATTGGTAAGAGCCTTTCAGCTAAGCTGAGAGCTTTTGCTTTCCCATTTGTGCATCCCGGTGGAGAGTTGGTTATCACTGCTCCTGAGGGTCTGCACTTAGATGCCTTAACTGACAATATCGAATCGTTGTACCTCAGAAATAGAATTGCTGAATCCATGCTCGCTAAGGACCAGCGAGGCAGAATCAAGCACAGACCTTTCCACATTAACTTCGCAAATGGTGGCCGTATTATGGCTCGTCTGCCGAAGTTTGATGGTTCAGGAGTCCGCGGGACTCACCCTGATTGGCTAATTCAAGATGAGAGCTGTTTTCCAGGCGATACATTGGTTCTCACATACGAAGGTTATAAGAAAATTGAAGATATTCAGGTTGGCGAATTTGTTTTAACTCATAAAGGTAATTGGAAGAAAGTCCTTAATGTTATTGATAATGGAGTAAGGGAAGTTATTAAACTTAAAGGTCAGGGACATCATGGTCTTAGGGTTACCCCTAATCATAGATTTTGGGCACAAGAAGTTTTAGATTATAAAGATCGAAAAAATAAATGGGGAGTTAAGAAAAAATCTGACTTTAAATGGATTAGAGCAGAGAATATGCTTGATAATTTATGGTCTACTCCTAATAACATACCATATTTTGAAATTCCTAAGAATATAAAAGCTTCTAATATTTCTACAAGTTATGATATAGATATTTTGAATGATGATTTTCTTTGGTGTCTAGGTCTTTATATTGCAGAAGGATCTACTTCTTCTTCGTATGGGACTGGGGGGCTTCTGAATAAAACTACTTGGTCAGTCCATTCCGATGAAGTTGATTTTGTAACTTCTAAAATATCTAAAGCGGGTCTGCATTGGTTTGTTCAGCCAGTCCAAGCTAGTGATAAGTGTAAAAATATTGTAGTTGCACATATTGATTTAGCCAGATTTATGAATGAAAACTGTGGTCATGGGTGCTATGATAAAACAATACCTTTATGGGTACACGCTCTAACACCTGTTCAAAGAAGTATTGTTTACGACGGATTGATCTATGGAGATGGTTGTAATATTAAGGATAATAGATATAAAGAAGGAAATCAATGTTTAGCTACGACATCCAAAAAATTAGCTTTTGATTTTCAAATTTTATCTCGTTCAATAGGAAGAACTGCGGCTATCACTCATCAAGCTGGTGGCCAAACAAATGCTATAAGAGGTAGAGAATTTGTATCAGGACCATCATATGATGTAAGATCTAGATTTAACGGTCAAGGTTTCATTGAGGACGATAAAACCCTTTTTAAAGTTAAGTCTATTGAATTTGCGGGATATGAAAGAGTTTATGACTTGACCGTTGAAGACGATCATTCATTTGTTGCTGAGGGTATTATTGTTCATAACTCATTTTATCCTGAGCCAGCTTGGAAAGAGTTGATTGAAACTCTAATCATTAATGACGATCCTGAGCACGATAACTCTAGATGGTTCTCTCATGGAGTAACCGTAGGTCCCGGTAATACCTTTGATGATAAGATTAGCGGTAAGGACAGCACATGGGAAGTTGTCCCACTTCCTGCTATGTATAGACCTAATTGGAGTGACAAGGAGCGCCAGGATAAGATCATTGAATACGGTGGTGAAGATTCACCAGACTACCGTAGAAATGTTAAGGGTCTATCCGCTAACGCCGGTACTCCACTTCTTGTAATGCATAGACTTATGGAGGCAGTCGATTCTGATGAGATGTCTGCTTACAACCTAGAAGAATATTCTATCTGTAATATCAACGATGCCCAGGTCCGAGAAGTCGGTAGTATATTGGATCTGTTCGATCCGCCAATCTCTCATACTAAATATGGCAAGGTATGGATTGGAATGGATTATGGTCTAACCACATCTAACTCCTGTTTAGTAATATTTGCAGAGACTAAAGAGAAGGGCGATGATCACGGACGATTAAGATTACTGTCAAAGATAACATTAACTCGTATCCCAACGGAGGATCAGGTTGATCTTATTAAACATATCATGGAGATATATAGACCTACAGCTTTCGTGTTTGATGCTCACGGCATCGGTCAGCCAGCCTATGACTGGTTACAGAAAGAAGTAAGAGAAGATGAAAATGTTGCATGGATGCTTGATAGAATCAAGGGATACTCATTCTCTAAGAAGATGATAGTCCAGTTTGATCCTAACATAGAAATTTCTGAAGATGATCCCGATGGCTGGAAAGCAGCGGCCATAGAAAGACTCGGATCTGAAGCTTCTATTGATTCTTTGAGATTGATGGTCGATAGTCACAGATTAAGACTTCCATATGACAAGGATCTTATTGGAGAACTTCAGGCTGTTCAAAGAAAAGAGCCAGTTCGTTTCGATGAGTATGGTAAACCTAAGAGAAAACAGGGTCAGCACACGCTTGATGCTATTAGATTTGCCCTTCTTGGATACAATCAGCATGTGATCGAGGAGATTGTGAAATCTTATGAGGATAGTTGGTCCCCTCCTGAGATGATCATAATGGATTACATTTAGTTTAAAGACGTTAATAATAAGTAGAGAGGCAGTTAATTGGAAGTAAAAGAAGTTATCGAAACATGGCGACCAGAAATCCTTGGTTATCTGATTGACATGAGAGACTTTCACCAAGAAGAAGACTGTAGATTGATACTCCGTAATCTTTCTGCATACTCAGCGAGAGCTAGCTATATGAGAAATTTTGCATCTCGTTCCAATAATGAGAAGATCAATAGATTCAGAATTGATGAACTTGATCCATTCTTAGTAGAAGTTGAGAGACAGTTTAAGATCTACAGTAGACTAATATCAGCGAACCAGTTCGAATTTGATTTAACAAAGTGAGGGAATGAATGGAAGCTTCAGAACTTGGTATCGACTTAGAGATACTAGATGAATTAGAAGAGGGCGGAACTATCCTGCTCGACAATCAGTCTGGGCTTCCTGACGACGCTGTTCAAGAAGCAATTGAGAGACAGTATCCTGAACTTATTTCTAGAGCGGACATCTCCAAGCTAGACGAATGGATCGGTCGCTCTACCGGACGCCAGCGCTCCGGTGGTATCTTCAGTCAGAATAAGTATGTTGCCCCAGAGAAGATCTTTGATCAGTTCAGGGCAGCGGCTAAAGCTGCGAGAGATGATGATATTTTCTCCAATGCCGTAGAGACAACAGAACAACTTGCTTTCAAGGCAGTTACTATTGAGTCTAAGTCGAATGAAGAAGATGAGTCTAGTATCTGGGATCAAATCAAAGACAATATGAAGCTAGAACAGAAGATGAGAGAAATCTGGCGTGAGCTTTTTGTTCTCTCTCAGTGCTATGTAGCTACTATCTGGGAACGTAAAGACTTCAAAGTTAAGGGCACAACTGATACAGGTAAGAAAAAGAAGAAGGTCTATAAGGGTCTACTAGTCCCCAAAGGTCTGACAATCTTAGATCCTTGTAAGGTCATCCCTGTTGGTAACTTCATGTTCGGACAGGAAAGACTAATTTATATTGCTGATCCTTTCGAGTCTAAAGAACTTGAAACTACATTAGCTGGACCAAATAGTTCTGATCTTGTGGTAAGTCAGCTTATCGAAAGTAAGTATATACCAGATATCCAAGAGGAAATGGAACTTGGTAGAATTACTGGACAGTACGGTTTAAGAGATAGACTCTTCCTACTGAAAGAGGATAATGTTTGGCGCATCACATCAACACGTCCTGACTACCAGAGATTTGCTGATGTCCGTGCGATGTCAGTATTCCCCTGGTTAGACATGAAGCATAATCTTCAGGAGATGGATCGTACAGATATCCTTGGTAACCTTAATGCTATTATTCTAGTTAAGAAGGGTACGGATGACAAGCCAGCTAAGCCGGGAGAAATCGCTCAGGCTGGTGCTCAGGTTCAGCAGTCATCTCGCATCCCTATCATTGTATCAGACCACCGTTTAGAGATTGAAATTATCACTCGTAAGACAGATAAGACTCTAGCTGCTGAAAGATACAACGCTATTGACTCTAGAGTTACAGCGAGACTTTTCCAGATCCTACAGACTGGTAACTACGCCGCTGGTACAGCTACAGATACTTCAGGTGGTCTATTCAAGATCATCGCTTCTACTATGGAAGCCCGTCGTGACAATATCGCTGATTCTATTATGGCTCATGTAATGGATAAGACATTCGATAGAAATGATCAACTAATAGGTGAGCCAGTTTTGAAGATGCGTAGAATTGCTCTTGACTTCGATCCTCACTTTGCTCAGTATATGCTTGATCTGTTTGCTCTTAACCAAATCTCTCAATCTACTGTTCTTGCAGAGGTTGACGTTGATATAGCAGATGAAGTTATCAAGAAGCGTAGAGAGAAGGAACTTTACTCCGATGTCTTCAGTCCTCCTATTGCTCCCGGTACTGCCGTGCCTGGGGAGGGTAATAACTCTACGGGTAACCCTGGATCAGATGGCCGTGTCGGTGGAGGTAACTCAAATGGTGGCGGAAGTAACCAGCAATCATTTAACTCTACACCGAAAACTGGCAAAGGTGACGACAAATAAAAGAGGGACAAAACGAAAGGTGATTATATGACAACGCTAATTGAGGGTAAGAATTCATTCTTTCTTAATAGTCCTGCTATTCTTATTGATGAGGGTAAAGATGTAGCTTCTAACTGGGCATCTGAGCACATCGTCGCAAACACTGCTATCAAGTGGATTCTTGCTAAGTATGTCGAAGCCGACAATGCTAATAGCAATGGTCAATACTGGACATTAGATGATCTAAGATTATCGAAGCCAACCATCCAGCACTCTCCAATGAACATAGACCACCACTCTTCAGAGATTGTTGGTACATGGACTGCGGCTGAACTGCTATACCCTACAGAGGGTGCAAATGTCATCAACCCATATATTGAAACACTTGGAGCTTTCTGGAAGCATTACTTCCCAGAGAAGATGGCAGTTGTTGAAGAAGCCTTTAATACTGGTCAGCTATATGTCTCAATGGAATGTGTTGGAGACTCAGTAACCTGTGTAGGAACTGACGACGCTTGCGGTGAAAGCTTCGCTTACAAGGGTCCATTTGATGATAGCTATTGTGATCACATCAAAGAGCGTGCAGCTCACCGTCAGATTAACAATCCTCACTTCCTTGGTGGAGCCTTAATTGTGCCACCCAATAAGCCAGGATGGAAGTCTGCATCTGTGAATGAATTATCATCTCTAGATACCGATAAACTCGTTGAGTCTATTGCTAATGATAACCCAGAAGGTTCCGAGGAACAGTGGATTACCACTATGAATTCTCTAATCTTCAGAGCTACACTAGATCGCTTTAGTAAAATCTCCTGAAAAAAGGTTTATGAAAAATAAACATGCCGATATTTTTCATAGACAAGGAAAGGGCTTAATTATGGATGAACTTCGTAAACAACATGACGATCTTCTTGCTAACAAGCCAGAAGAAATGTCTGATGGAGAGTTCGCTGCATTGATCGAAGATCATGCAAAGACCTGCCCATTCTGTAATGATAAATTAATTGCTGAAGATAATAACGATACTGACCCAGAAGGGGGTGACATGGATAAAACATTTACTCAAGAAGAATTAGATGCCGCTGTACTCGCAGCTGTTGCCCCTATTCAAGCCGAACTACAGTCTTTCAAAGACTCTGCGGTCGAGGGTGAAGTAGAGGCCCGTGTTGCTGAGGCGAAAGCCGAAAGCGATGCAGAAAAGGCTGACCTACAGGCTAAACTAGATGAAGCCGTAAACGCAAAGGGTGCTGCTGAGACAGAGCTAGCGAATGTACTTGCATTTCTAGCAACTGAATCAGAGGCCGCAGAACTAGCTGAGTGGTTCACTGCTATCAAAGCTGAGCGTAAAGCACAGATTGAAGAAGTAGCTAACTTCCCAGCAGATTATCTAGAAGCAAATCTAGATCGCTGGTGCGAGAAAGACGATGCAGAGTTTGCAGCTATGATTGCAGACTGGAAGATCGCTTCCGCTCCAAAGGCCGTAGAGCCAGCAGGTGAAGAAGCTGCTCGTGAAACTGCTATGAAAAACATCCGTCCCGTCGAATCAGGTTCAACTGTGCTAAAGGGAGATCTAGCAAATCTCTTTGGTGCTGCTGACGCTGGTATCGACATCCGTAAAGTCTGAAAGGGGAAATAAATGTTCCGTAACGCACAATTTCGTGTATCTCCCCGTCATGGCGAAAGAGGCAGCCGCTACGTTCTAGACACAGCGTCAGATCCATTACCACAGTTCGTACCTGTTGTAGTGACTGGTGCAAATGATGGTCTAGGTCGAGCTGTTGTTGAACTAGCTACTGATTCTGGAGGAAACCTTGACAAGCCACTACCCGGCCAAGGTGGAATTCTAATCTATGAGCAGTTCCGCTACGATGGTAACGATACTGCAATTACCACATACTCTGATATGGATACTGTTCCTGCTGGTAAAGCTGTTCAGGTAATCACTGGTGCAAATCATGTAAAGATTGCTTACCGCAACACCTCAGAAACAACATTCTATACTCGTGAAGATTACCCAACTGCTCGTGTAATGGTTGCCGGTGTAAGCCTTGCAACTCCTACTGTAGCTGTTGGTGACATGCTAACTCCTGGTGCCGGTGACGACACTGATGGTTATTGGAAGGAAACTTCCGATGCAGCCGAGGCATGGCTAATCGTAACATCCGTCGATGCTTCAACAGACACTGTTGAAGCCGTTCTAAACTTCTGATAGGGGGGTCTAAAATGAGTACACTATTTACAAAAGCAGATCCTCTAGCCGAAGAGCTTGCAGGTATCAAGGCACGCATCAATGCGGAAGCCGCAGATAACTACCAAAACAAAGAATGGCGCATGGAAGTTGCCCAGGAAATTACCGAAGGTATCTACCAAGGTTACAATACCAATAACTTCATTGACCTAATGACTGAGACACTACAGCTTCCACTAGATGGCCGCTTTGTGATCGAAGAAGTTCGTGGTCTAGAGGCATTTTGGCATGGCCGTGGTGGTTACATCGAAGAGTCTGACCTATGGAAAGATTCATTCGAAATCGGTGCCGACACAATCGGTTTCCACCTAGTACAGTCGGAAGATCGCCTTCGTACAGGTTTCGCTGAAACCGCTGAGACTCTAGTTCGTCTAGGTCGCCAGCGTCTAACTGCTGAACTTAACAAGCGTGTTCTTTCAACTTATCAGGCTGCTGTGCAGTCAGGTGATGACTCATTCGTTGGTGTTTCTGGTCTATCTCTAGCCAACCTTAACTCCGCACTATCTGGCGTTCGTGACGCTTCAGAGAGTGACGAGGTTGTAATCGTAGGTCGTCATACAATGACAGACAAGATCGTTGATGCCCTAACAGGTAACAACACTTACGCTCTGTTCACTCCTGAGACTAACGAGCAACTACTTCGCACAGGTGTTCAGGGTTCATACCGTAGAGCACGTATCATCACTCTACCTAACGTAGTTGATGCTTACAGCACTAGCCAATTCCCAGCCAACGAGCTATGGATCATCGGTCGTGACGCAGGTAAAGCTGCTTACTTCGGTGAGTCACAGTTCAAAGAATTCATCGAAGATGATAACTGGAACTGGCACTACATCTACCGTCAGGACTTCGCTTCTACCCTTATCTACAAGGACAGAGTACGTCGAATCGTAGATTCAACAGTAACTCCTTGATCTAGGTAAAAATTGATTCCTACTAGACCGGCCCTTCGGGGCCGGTTTTTTAGTTATAGGACGATGTATAGTATAGGAATCACTAAACGTTTTAAAAGGAGAAAGTAATGGTTAAAAGAGAAGAACTAGAAGTTTGGGAAAACCGCAATCGTAGTGAGATTTGGGTTGAGGTCGAGGATGTTTCTGGCCGCCCAGTCTCCCGTCGTGTCGGTCCTGGCCAGCGTATTGAGCTGTCCAGTTATGATCGGCAACTTAATCAGGAAGCTGCCCGAAACGGCGCTGGACCTGATTATGACTGGTTCACTAATGGTGCGCTGTCTAATGTTCGCCTACTAGACACAGCAGACGACTACGAAGAGATTAAGAGTAACGTCAATACTAAATCTGAAGCAGAGATTCGTGACCTTCTTAAGCTCAATGCGAATGAACTAAAGAAAGAACTTGCTGAGATTACAAGTCCACTAGTTGTAGCTCGACTGAAGAATTTTATTGAGTCTGATGACGCCGACAAGGCTGAGTCGATTACGGTAGCTAAGGTCAAGGCTGTAAATGCTCGCTACGATGAGCTACATCCACAGGTGACCGGCAAGGTTTTCGACACATACGAAGAAGCGATCGCCAAGCCCCAGAAGCTGCGATAATTTCGATTACGAAGGCCGCCTAGGGTTCGCTCTAAGCGGCCTTACTATTTATTAGCCCTAGTGTAAGGAGATTACGTTGGCATCTGTAGATTTAGAAGATCTGGTACCAGACCTTATTATTGAAGTTAATCAGCCCGGTACTGACCAGTATGCTACCGTAAGTTCTCCCGAATGGGTATCTGAACTAAGAAACGCTTTCTGGAATGCTCACTTAGATGGGCTTATGAACGGCTGGACCGAATCAGATGGTATCATCAGCAAGTTGAATGATCCAACTGCTGACGCCATGACTCGTGACCAGCAACAGCTTATTATTCTGTACGCCTACATGAAGATTGTTAAGAATCAGATTCTCAATACTGATACGGTCTTCAGAGCTAAAGCTGGTCCGGTTGAATACGAAACTCAGAAGTCGGCACAGGTTTACAGAGCCATCCTTGAAGATCTAAATGTACGCATCTCTCGTGTTCTTGATCGTCTAGCTGATGAGGGTTCTGCAACAGATATCATCTACATTGATACTTACGCCGCACGACAATCCGCTATCGCTTATGGCTTTATCGACTGGGTTGGGAGTGAGTGGTAATGGCTCAGCCGACTGACCCTACGTTTGGATCTAGCTTTAATCCAGACACCTTTAGGGATAAGATCAAATCAGCTATGCAAATGGGTAGCCCCAACGCAACCCAGGAGAAGGTCACCTTTAGGTGGGTTAGTCAGAAAACTTATAGTGTGAAGACAGATCCAACTGGTCGTCCTTATGACCTAGCTTCTGCTGCTGTAAGTATCAATGAGCAAGATGATGTCCAAGTGGATTGTGCTGTTGAGTTTATTTATAGAAACCCAACAGGTAGTCCTATTGGCGAATTTGATACCCCAAGAGTTGTTATTACATTATTAGATACAGATTATGCACAGATAGAAGGAGCAACCAAAGTATTACTTGGAGGTAATACTTATGATGTCCAGTTTGTCGAACCGCCAGTAGGGCTATTTAGTGTGACTGTATATACGGTTCATGCAATTGCCGTAGACGAATCCTAGGAGTTATTATGAGTCAAGTTGTTGGTGGTCTAAGACGAAGACTAATCAAAGATAATTTCTATTGGATGGTGCATAGTTCATTAAGTGAATTAGGCTGGTTTAATGGTGGACTGTCTACTTCAGATGTCACATTACTTTCAGATCAGGTAGACCCAAGAACAGAGATTAAACCAAACAAGGTATCTATCTCAGCGGAAGAACTATCTTCGGACGAGATAGAAATGGGTTCTAATCTTGAACAATATAACTGGGATGTTTACTTAGATATTTTCGCAGAAGATGAATCAGTCGGTATTCATTTAACTGGCGATATATATGATATATTAAGAGGAAAAATTGAAAGTATTGGACGTACTGGGTCCTCTTTCGATGTTTATGACTTGAGAATTGAAGATGAACCTTATTTATTTACTTGTCAGTTAGAAAACATTGAAGAAAGTCGAGTTAGAGAATGGGATGCACCTTTCAATAAATATTGGTGGGTTATTGCCGTTACTATAGTTGATACTTATTATGGAGAAGGTGGTTAATTATGGCTACAATTTTTAACAACGTTGATAGAGTCGCAGGCGATCCACTTTCTTCTGTGCTTGTCACTATAGTTCTTTTATGGGATACTTCTGAAAGCCCAATGGCTAAAATAGAAGATGAAGATACTATTGTTCGTGGAACATATGGTACATCTACTGATCTTGATGGGCATTGGGAAGTTGATCTAGTGTCAAATGATGAGATTACTCCTGTTGATTCTGTTTATAAGATCACAGAACGTTTATCAACAAATAATGATTCTATAACTTATTATATTTCTGTACCAGATAGCGCTACTCCAACATCATGGATTGGTGATATTTTAGTAGAAGAACCAGCGTGGGTCTGACATGAAACCGGTAAAGCAGAACCTTGAAATTTGGCAAGGTAAAACATATGAAGAACCTTTGACTTTTGGTAGAGCTATTAAAAATGATGCAGGTGAATTGGTAGATATAATCGTAACAAATCTTTCTGGCTACACAGGCAGAATGCAACTTCGTACATCAATTGATTCTGAAGATGTTGTTATTGAATTAACAACAGAAAATGACCGCATTATCATTGACGCAGACAATGGTATTGTCACTCTATATATCAGCGATGAAGATACGGCCCTTTTGCCTGTTGGTTCATACAAATACGACCTAGAGCTTATCACTGCTTCTGGTCGTGTTTATGGTCCCCTGTACGGTACTGTAAAAGTCAAGGCCGAGGTGACACGCGATGCCTAGTTATATCCAAGATGAAGATAATGATATCATTCTTCTTGGTGAAGAGGTTGTTGAAACACAAGTTCTTTCTGACGATAGTGGCGATAGCTTTGTTATCCAAGTTGGCATACAGGGTCCTGAAGGTTCTCAGGGGGTTACGGGTCCTACTGGACCACAGGGAATTCCTGGTCCTACCGGAGCTACTGGTCCAACTGCTGCAACTGGACCTACTGGTCCTCAGGGAATCACAGGACCTATTGGTGAGCAGGGATTTACAGGTTCTACGGGTCCTGTAGCTTCTACGGGTCCTACCGGCCCGCAGGGTAACACTGGCAGCACAGGTCCTACTGGTGAAACTGGACCTGTTGGTGCAACTGGTAGCACTGGCCCACAAGGAAACACTGGTTCAACTGGCCCGCAAGGTAATACCGGAGCGACAGGCGTACAGGGAATTCAAGGCGTCACTGGCCCTATTGGAGCTAGTGGTGCTGACTCTGTTGTGCCCGGACCTCAGGGTGCTACTGGTGTTGCTGGTCCCACTGGAACGCAAGGTCCTATAGGTTTTACTGGCGCTACTGGTGCTGGTGTTACCGGAGCGACTGGCCCTCAAGGTCCGACTGGTCCTGCCGGTGAAGATGGAATCATTGGTATTGATGGCTTTACCGGTGCTACTGGTCCTGCTGGCGTAGATGGGGCTACCGGTCCAATAGGAACTTATTACGTTGACGTTGCTTTAATTGATGGACTTGGTGTATATAGTGAATTTGATTTACCTACTATTTTTAGTCCCGGTCAAAAATATCTCATTACAAACAATGGGGTCATAGATGGTGTTTATCAGGTTGATGAATCATACGTGCATTCACTTATTGACCCACAGCCAACAATGGTTTGGGCACACAATACATTATACAACCCCGTAGATCCTGATTCTTTTGGAGATACGACAATCAATAATGCAGATTGGTTATGGGTATATGACGCTACTATGGGAATGTGGCTCTATAAAGGAATTCTAAGTAAGGTTCCTGATGGTTTAATTTTTGACGGCTCCGAGGTTTGGACTTCCTCTGGCTGGGCATTAAGAGACTCTGGTGCCACTGGTCCAGCAGGTATAGATGGTGCTACTGGCGCTACGGGTGCCGGTTCAACTGGTGCAACGGGACCGCAAGGTGCCACTGGTACCCAAGGTGCTACTGGTCCTGCTGGAGCAACTGGTGTTGGAGAAATCAAATCAGTTAAGGTTGCTACCACTGCTAATATTACTCTATCAGGTACACAAACGATTGATGGTGTTGCACTATCTGTTGATGATCTTGTTCTCGTAAAGAATCAAGTTACTACAGCAGATAATGGTGTGTATGCCGTCAAGTCTGGTGCTTGGGAAGAGCAGGATTGGTCTACTGATTCTGTGATTGTTGCTGTTGATCAGGGAGCAGTGAACGGTGGTAATCTTTACACTAATCTTGTTGGAACCACTCCATTAGAGCGTAACTTCTCTGCTACTCAGATTACTTCTGGGACACTAGATGATGGAGTGATACCTGATCTTGATGCTGCAAAGATTACTACTGGTGAATTAAATTCACTAGTGCTACCTCGTAGACAAATTCTCGCCAATTCACAAGGAGTTTATGGTGCTACTACTGGTTTGGGTAGACACTCTCCTGTGACCTGTGCCTCAGTACAGACTACTGCTCAGGCCGCATCAAGCGCCACAAACGCTGTATGGTACCCATACTATATCCCAAGAGATACAGCCGTTACTATCAGTCTTAAGTGCTCTACCCTACAGGCAAGTTCGTTTGTCAGGGTCGCTATTTTCTCAGGCAGTGAAACTACTGGTCAACCTGTAACAATGCTTTCCGATCTAGGTACTCTTTCTAGTGCAAGTACAGGAGATAAGCAGATAACAAGCCCCGGCACACATCAGGGACTTGTGTTTGTCGCTGTTTGGGTAAGTAACCATTCAACTGCAAGATGGATCAGAGTCAACGTTGTTGACGGTCCATTGAGAATGTTCGGTAATGCTGGTAGCGCTAGTTCAAGAATCCCCTATGGCTGGCTAGCGACAGGGCTAGATTACTCGGCTTCTTGGCCTTCAGGAAGTCCACCGGCTCTTACTTCAGCTAACTTCAGTGATCACATTAACTACCCTGCTGTATGGATGGAGTGGGCATGAGCATAAATGATAAATACTTCCCCGGTGGTTGGAACCCTGATCATCCCTCTGAGAATGTTCAGTACCGTACCGTTGATAATGAAGATGGTACGGGAATCTACTACGAATACGATACAGATGGAACCGTACTAGTTCAAGAAGATCTAGTTCTACCGTTACCAGAAGTTCCAGTTCCAGAGCAACAGCTTGTTGATGCCACTGTTGTTAGTGGCTTTGCCAACTCTGTACTTGATGCTCAAAGTCTTGAAGAAATCCGTGCAGCCGCCGCTGCCCTTATCGCCGCATTGGAGGAATAATGCCCACTAAAAGAGAACGCCTAGAAAACCTTACTGCTGCAATGCAGGCAAATATTGATGATGGCACCGCACAGCTTGCGGCATTAGGTGTAGATATTGCTGCCTTGACTACTGATATTGCTACGACACAGGCTGAGATTGACGTGATCACAGCTATTGCCGCTAACTCTCGTACCGCTGCTCAAAAAGTTGATTTAAGTAATATGCGTAAGTCTATTGCTTTGATGAGAGTTCTTAAATCATCACTTCAGTTGAACAAGAAGTTGATCCGTAACGATATGGTGACTTCTCGGTATGGTTTGTTCCTTGATGGCTCACGGGTAAGAGATACTGATGTGAATGGAAACGAATAATGGCCGACGCAAATGTTTTCCTCCCAGTAACGGGGCAAGGCTCACACGCCGCTCAGCACCTCTCAGGGGGCGCTGACCCGCTTTCTATCGCCATACTGTTCCCTACTCCCACAACTCTTTCTGATGGCGCTACGATCAGCACAGACGCTTCTCTGGGCACACACTTCAGAGTGACCTTAGGTGGCAACAGAACTCTCGCTAATCCTACAGGTGCTGTGGACGGTCAACGTATCACTTGGGAGATTATCCAAGACGGCACTGGTTCACGCACTCTCAGCTATGACACTAAGTTTACATTTGGTACAGATGTGACAAGTCCTGTGCTGTCAACTACTGCTGGGCTAAGAGATTTCATTGGCGCTATCTACAACTCAACTACAGATAAGTTTTATGTAGTGGCGTTTGCGCGTGGTTTTTAGGAGAAAATAATGTTGGATGAAATTGTGATTGAAAGATTTTGGGCAAAGGTTGATAAGACTGAAGATTGTTGGCTATGGACTGCTAGTTTGAACAGCGGCGGGTATGGTCAGTTTAGAATAAGTCAAACAGATTCACCTAAACGTGCTCATCGTATATCCTACGAGCTACTGGTTGGACCTATTCCAGATGATCTATGTATTGATCATTTGTGCCGCAATCGAATCTGTGTGAATCCTGACCATTTAGAACCAGTGACTACCAAAGAAAATTCTCGTCGTGGTATTGGTGGAAAGTTAGGTGCCGCACGACAGGTTGCCAAAACTCATTGTCCTCATGGGCACCCCTATAACGCAGAGAACACATATACCCAGCCCACTAAGGCTGGCGGGGTAAATAGAATTTGCCGTACATGTAAACGTGAGTCAGTGGCTCGTCGTCGTCAAGATCCAGCTTATCGTGAACGTGAGCGTGTTGCCCGTAAAGCTAGAGGGTACTAATCATGGCCAGTTTAACCGCCGTCACTGGAAACTGGCACTCGACTGCGGCATCCTCTACCGCCTTTTCGGGTGCTGCCACGGTTGCGGCAGATGAAATTACGATTCCTAATGGGGTTACGGTAACGATCCCATCGGGCATTTCTGTAGTTTGCCGCAGTCTTACTGTAGCCAATGGTGGCACCTTGATATATGCCGCCGCTACATCTGCACTCTCAATTGGAGATGCTACGGCTGGAACTAGCAACGTTGCCCTATCTATTGGATCGACTGCTACCATAACATTGACAGGCACTGGTTCAATGTCATTCGTATCAACGAACACAACAGTTCAAACCATCACCACGAACGGTAAGACGCTCCCGGCTGTCACGTTCAACGGTCTGGGTGGTAGGTGGCGGCTACAGGATGCTCTGACGTGTGGTGCTATAACTCATACTGCTGGTCATTTTGATACTAATAGTCAGACATTGAACGCTATTAACATTATTAGTAGCAATAACAATGTGCGAGTATTAGATTTTGGGTCTAGCGCCATTACTCTAAGTCAGAGTGCTGGTCATGCTCTTTCGTTTGCAAATCCAACCTCTGCAACAATAGGAAGTACGAATACCGCTGTTATCACAATATCCCATCAAACTGGGACTGTCCAGCTTGGTAACCTTGACTTTAAGGGAACTTCATTTGTTTTCTCTTCGCCAACCGCTCAGGGTAACGCAGCAATTAACACATCTAATGTTCAAGCAGCAATCATTAAAGATCTCACTATAAATGTTTATGGTCCGGGGATTGCTTTTGATGCAACATCGCGATTAATCATTACTGGAACTTTAACAATAAATGGGCCAAACTCTATTGACCAAAGAGCACATCTGTTCTGTAATGGATACAGTCAAACGTTAGCTGCTATGAGTGTTGCTAATTGGAATTTACAAAATGTTGATTTTCAAGGTATGCATTTTGTTGGACCTCTTGGATCTACTATTACTTCTGATTCCTTTAACAGAGCTAATGGTAACTTGGGCAGCACTGATGTTGCTGATGGTGGGTCCACTCTTGCTTGGAGTGAATCTGATATAACGAGTTTTCAAATCAATTCTAATATTGTTACTCAGGTGCGAAGTGACTTAGTGGATACTGTTGCTTGTGTAAATATGGGAAGTTTGACTCAGTATGTTGAAGCTGACATTACAAGAGGCACTGGAACACAAAGACATGGATTGACCGTAAGATCTAATGGAACTTCAAACAATGGAATTTGTTTGTATATTCTTGGCACTAATGGAACAATGTCTTTCTCTATCAACGGAGTAGCTCAGCAAGAACCTTATCTACCTGTTATTACCGGTACGCAGAAGGTCGGTTTAGGCATTACCGATGCCGGGGCAGTTATTGTTAAAGTTGATGGGGTTATTAAAAGGGTGATACCTGCTGGACAGTTTACGTCTATGCCTACAGGTACCTACGCTGGACTTTACTGTCGATCAGGCTCTTTTGGTGGTGGTTTTGAAAACTTTAAAGCACAAACTATTACCAAATTATCTGGTACCTCCATAGGAGATGCTTTATTTAACTCTGGTGTTGAGTTTGACGCAGCCCGCACACTTTATGCCGTTGGAAGCGGAACCAATGTTGCGACTGGCCTTTCTTCGACTTGGGCTGACACTTCTGGTGGTACCCCCGGTTCGCATCCACCATTGCCGCAGGATGATGTAATTTTTGATTCTAATAGTGCCACTTCCTACAGTGTTAGTGCGCTCAGATTTGCCAAAAATTTTACTGCAACAAATTATACTGGCTCAATGACCGCCATGAATTGCACTCTGTATGGAAGTTTTACTGGAGGACCCAATCTTTCAGTAACTTCAAATGCTGTTACACTTACCTTTACTGGAACGGTCAATAATTTCATAAGAAATGGATGCTCCTTTGGTCATTCTGTTAATTTATGGTATGGAAATTTGTTTCTTTTAGATGATCTCATTACCTCTCGTAACATATCAGTTTCAAATGGTTCAAGTTTGAATACCAATAACTTTAATATTACGTGCAATCATCTAGGGACAAGTTCCGGCTCTGCACCTAAGGTCATGAATTTGGGGACTTCAACAATAAACTTAACTACCACCACTACCAATGAAAGTTTTGCTGCTCACACTTTTAATGCCACTATTCGTGGTGAGAATGCAACATTCAACATTGTGAATCCTTCGCCTAACGATAGAGTATTTACTGTTGGCAACAATACGGATTGGTGGTGTAGATATGGAACTATTAATTACACCGTTGCCGATTCTCCGGGGGCGTTAATTTTTGGAACAGCCATTCAGCACAATGGTATAATTGGCACTCTTAACGTTGGTCCCGGTAGATCAATTAGGTTTCCTGCTAGACCGACCCAGCAAATAGGCACGCTCAACATCAACGCAACACCCAGAGTTGGAGTGAGATTAGCTGGTGTTGCTGGATCATACATTTCAACTCCTGATTCAGCGGCTACGTCGATAACTGGCGATATTGACATAAGGGTAAGAGCGGCGGTTAACTGGACCTCTTCACCCTTGTTAACAAAGTATACTACAGTTGGCAATCAAGCCTCATATATCCTTGCAACCGAATCCACTGGCAGACCACGCTTTTACTTAAGTGCTAATGGCTCTACTGTGCTGAATGTTTACGAGACGGTTTCTGTTCCATTTTCTAATTATCAGGCCGGATGGATACGGGTTACTTACCGTGCCTCTGATCAGAGGGTACAATTTTTTACCGCTAGTGACAGTGCCAGCATGCCAAGTTCATGGACTCAACACGGCATAGACCGCACCATGACTGGTGTGACATCTATTTTTAATAGCACGGCACCTGTTGAGATTGGTAGTTATACTGGGGGTACTGTCTCTGCTGCGGGAACTTTTTACTGGGCACAGATCCGTAATGGTATTGATGGCACTGTGGTTTTAGATGCTGATTTGAGCCAAAAGCCTTTTGGATTAGCTTCATTTAATGAAGGGTCTTCCAACGCCGCTTTAATGACCGTAAATGGTTTTATAGATGATGGTCGAGTAGTGATTGAGTCTTCTACTGCTGGTTCTGCCGGTTCTTTGCAGGTTGGTGCTATTAGCAATCTAAATTACGTTGACTTAAAGGATATTGTGATTAATCGTGACGATACATATATTGGGGCAACGTCCGTAATAAGAAGTAACGTTAAGGGTGTACGTCGAGGCCCGAAAACTGGTATGTCGATGATGATGGGAGTTTAGGATGACAACGTATATAGTAACACAAGGAATTCAGGGTCCAGAGGGAGCGCAAGGTGCCACGGGACCCGCTGGTGCCACAGGTGCTGATTCCACTGTTCCCGGTCCTACCGGCGCTCAGGGGGCTACTGGTGCGGGCGCTACGGGTCCTCAGGGTCCAACTGGACCAGAGGGGGCAACTGGCCCACAGGGCGCTTCCGGTGTTGGTGCTCAAGGATTCACCGGCCCGCAGGGAGCTACGGGTGCATCTGGAGAAAATGGTTTAGCCGGTTCTACTGGCGCTACGGGTCCACAGGGGGCGACTGGTGTGACCGATCACGGGCTGTTGACCGGGCTGTCCGACGACGACCACACCCAGTACGCGAAGAAGGCATCGAACCTGTCAGACCTTGCGTCGGCAGCGACGGCACGAACCAACCTTGGTTTGGGTACGGCGGCGGTCGCTGCGACCGGGGACTTCGACGCCGCAGGTACCGCGGC